GATGGGCTGTTTCTTCACGGACGAAGGACAAGTCCAGCCTGGCTTCCAGTTTTCGCAGAAAGTGCCCCTTTGGAACCAAATCTTCTATCGTTACCATGTGCAGTTTCAGTTGCATTCCCATCCCCCTCTCCGCTCTTTTTCTCATTATATCATATTTTCCGCGGCAGGTGGGCTTTGTCAACAGCCCCATGTTGTCCCAAAGTGAAATAATTGATGGCTTTGTTCCGCTTTTTGAGTAACTAAATGACAATCCGATCGGGCCATGATATAATGACAGCGAAAGTGAGGGAAATACATGAATGAAAGTAAGCGTGGCTATTGGATTTATTCTGTCATAACGGTTATAGTTTTTGTTGGCCTTTTTGCATTTTGGGGTTGGCTAATCTATGAGTTAGTTATCCAATTGTCCGATAAAGACTTTTCTAATAATACTGTTATCCAAGCACTAATTACTTTGATAATAACAGTATTCATCGGTGGCTATTTCTCTAAGTGGCTGGAGATTCGAAACGCCAAAAAACTTGAGCTGTATAAAATTCAGACATCTATCTCTCTGAAACTGATTGATCTTGCCAGCGCCGCAATACATTCTCCTGATAATAGTCAGATTTCAGATATGCTCATTTGTGAATCAGCCAAAGTAAAGCTCTACTTTCCTGATAGCGTATTAAAAGCGTTGAACCTTTTTATCAAAGCAGATAACAAAATAAGCTATTATGATCCTTTGATAGATGAACTTCGCAAAAACATCAAATAGGAGATACTGACTATCCGTACCCGAATACCATTTTTGCGTTTGTGATTTTCTGAAACCCTTAAATGACACTCGAACCATTTTATGATAATCCGAACTACATTATCCAGGTGGGTAATGTGTTCGGATTTATCATTTCTATTGAGAATATCCTCTGATTCATGAGGGGCGGGAACACCATCTTTGGTATTCCCGTCCTTGTAATTTAGTTGTAACATGGTATTATTGCTATTGTAAGTTGCGCCCTTGATTTCCAGAAAGGCGGTATCAAACCATGCCAACATTAAAGATAAACAGTATGTTGCCGTCTAATGAGCAGTTTACAGTGCGGATTGATGGCGTTCCCTGCAAGGGAGATTGTATACCTGTGCAGAAGTCTTTTCATATACAAATAGAGCAGTTTCGGGGAAGTGCCTCCAATGTGTATATGAAGAAACATTTCATCTCTTTGCTATCTGTTTTTATTGCTGGAGGGCGATATTCTGCGGGGGCTGAATTGGCTTCTCCTTACCGTGCTGTCTGGAATGCGGATTGTGACTTGATTGGAGACGGTGAGATTACAATTTGGCTGCGTGACCAAGGTCAAGATGTAAACTTTGAAATACAAGGGAAAAACATCACATTTACTAATCTTCTCAGCGAAACAACTGTAACGAGAGCAGAAAAACTGCGTTGGCTTTTGGGAATGCTTCCCTTCTTAATGCTCATTTCTGTACCGTTTTTGTTGCTCCCATGTTTAATGTTGGCAGTGGAGTTCTCCAGTGGAGACGATTTCCCAAAAGCCGTAGAATATATTATAAAAGGGATTTTCATTTTCCTGCCACTTTCAGCACTTATCTATGTGTGGGGAAGTTTTATCCAAAAAATCACTTTAAATGCGAAGGGCATAGGAAAGGATATTTCTGTTAGCCGTCATAATAAAATCAAATTCCTGACGGCGCTGCAAATTATGACTCTTTTTTTATTTTCCGCCACTGCTTTTTGTGAGGCAATCGCGCTGTTTGTTTTTCATTGCGGCGAATTTGTTTTTGCAGCCTTTCTTGCCACCGTCGTCCTAATTATCCATTTAATCATTACAACCAATATGTTGGAAACGTTGGAGAGAACCGGAGTTGTACCAAAGGAAGTCTACCGCAAAATAGAAAAAATCAAAAAGTTAAAAACTGCCGTTTTGCTGGCCTATGCCGCTATATTTGCGGTCACGATAATTTTTTATCTATGTTGGGCCCATTGGCTTAAGCATTTATAGGATATTAAGGCGGGAGCACCATTGAGATGTTCCCGCTTTGTGTTATGCCTGTTTCTGTTGTTCAACCTCCCGCTGTTTCTTCCAGGTAGTGTCAACAGTTTTGCGCAAATTGGTTTGCAGGCTCTGGAATGAATGAAGTCAGCCAGCAATGGAGGCGTCCTCAACGGCAGCCTCCAGGTGTTTCATATTCATGTACTTTTTGTTGCCCCACTGGGTGCCGGCCACATGGCGCAACCGGGCACAGACCAGCATCAGAGCAGAGTTACCGTCCGGGAAACTGCCCACCACACGGGTGCGGCGGCGGATCTCCCGGTTCAGCCTCTCAATGACATTGTTGGTGCGGATGCCAGTCCAGTGTTCGCTGGGAAAATTGCAGTAGGTAAGAGTCTCTTCTATACCATCCTCTACCTTCTTGGCCGCTTCCTTCAGTTTCATGGAATGGAGTTCCTCCACCACAGCCTTAGCCTTTTCTCTGGTGGCTCTTTTGCTCTCCTGCGCATGGATCGCCTTGAGCATCTTGCCACCAGCCACACCTTGGAGCGAGGCGTTACAGAGAACACATTGCGGTAAAGTGGACGGTGCAACGCTGGTACTTTGCTTCGGGGAACACTTCTCCCACGGCTTCCAGCATGCCAAGGCACTTGTCTCCAACCACCAGTTTGACTCCGTCCAGCCCACGGCCACGCAGCCATTGAAAGAAACTAATCCAGCTGCCCTTGTCTTCTTTCATGCCCTCGGCTGCACCAAGAACCTCGCGGTAGCCATCCTCGTTCACCGCAATGGCTACCAGAATGACTACATTTTCAAACTCTCCGCCCCAGTTTCGGCGCAGATAGATCCCGTCCACATAGACGTACGGATAGCGCCCACCTTGCAGAGGCCGGTTGCGCCAATCTTCAATATGGACATACGCTTTCTTGTTTAGCTCGCTGATGGTGGAGGGAGAGACCTTGCTGCCCCACAGAGCTTCTGTAATGTCCTCCACGCGCCGGACGGATACACCTGCCAGGTACATCTCAATGAGCGCCTCTTCCACACTGCTTTCACGACGGCGATACCGATCAATGATAGCAGTCTCAAAGGAGATTCCCTTGAGTTTGGGTACCTTGAGGGTAACGTTCCCGGAAGTGGTGGTGAGGTTGCGGTTGTAGTGCCCGCTGCGGTAGCCCTGGCGCTGCTCACTACGCTCGTACCGGGCCGCCTGGGTCAGTTTCTCCGCCTCGGCTTCCAGCAGCTCGTTGAGAGTTTCCTCTGCGCTGCCTCGAACCAGCTCCTTGAGCTGCCCCTTGATTACTTCCTCGTTTAGCTGTACAATCTTCTCGGACATGGTTTGCTGTCTCCTTTCAGAATGGTGTGTCGCAACTTCATTCTACCAGAGATCTGCAAACCATGTCTTTTTGTTTTTGCGAAACTTATTGTACTTTATCGACTACAAATTTTAAGAACATAAATTAGCGTTTTTGAATCAAAAATGCTAACAAAAAACGACGCCCCCACCACTCTTTTACAGGTGATGGGGGCAGTGCTTGACCTATTCCGTTTTCCCAGCCGTCTCATCCACCTTATCCTGCAATGCCGCGATAGCCTTCTTGAGCCACTCGGGCACCGATGCGCCCATGGCTCCCACATTCTCCACGAGCTGCCCGCCTCGGTGAGGATGTATCAGAACACCACCAGGGGGCAGAGGAACACAGTGTAAGGAAAAGGAAGGGTCGCGCTGGGCAGATTGGCTAGGATACCGGCCATCACCACGGCGGCGATGCACCCGGCCTTGTGCCAGATACCCTTTCTTGCCTTCTGAGACGACCATTCGCCGCTCTTGATTGCCGCTCCGGAACCCGTGATGTAGTCGATTGTCATGAACAATATCCACGCCACGATGATCCATCCGAACCAGCCCCAGATGGCGGTAAGGGCCGCGCAGCACGCCGCTACCCACGCCTTGAGATCCATATCACCACTTTTCCTCCATTCGTCTCAGCATGGCCCAAACCTCTGCCCGTGTGGCCGCTTCCGTGGGCCTGCTCCCGTCGGTCGTGATCCCCCGGGCCACGGCCCACTTCTGGTCCTCCTGATACCAGGGCACCTCCTCCACCGGCACAGTCTTGTACGCCACGACCAGGTAGTCGCAGATGCCCCTGCACTCGGCTTCCGTCAGCTTCTCCCGGTAAGCGCTGTCCTTCAGGAGCGCCGTGTCCTCCCGTTTGGTGTGGAAGCCGTGCTCCACGATGACCGCCGGTGAGCGTGTACCTATCCTTCCGGGTCAGCGTGACCTCAATGCCGCAGCGGGTCAGGACCTTCTCCATTCGCCGCGCCAGGTCCAGCGCAAACCCCGCCTCGTGATAAGAGCCGTCCCACCGCAGGATGTCCACACACCCGGCATTGTGGAGCGCCTCCATGGCCTCGTCGCCGGTCATGGGCGTGTCTTTGGTCGCCAGGAGGGTCACCACGTCCCCGGTGGGCGTCAGGCCGGTGTAGGTCAGGCCGTTGCGGGGATATGGGGTGACAGCGCCCCGCTTGCCGCCGATGTAACCAGCATTGGCGCAGGCGGCGTAGTCCCACACCGCGTCACTCTTGCCGCCGGTGGTGAGTCGCCCGTCAGTCGCCCGTCCCTGTCGATGCAGATGCCGGGATAGTTGTACTTCTCGTACTCCCACTTCCCCCGGAGCATCGCCCCACCGTTCTGGTGGTCCCAGTATTTCACGCCGTACTTCGGCTGATCGGCCAGGGAGAACAGAAACATGTCGTACATGGTCCCCTGATCCACCCCGTAGGCGTCGGAGAGCATCCCCACCGCGCCCACGCCCCGGTCGTTGAGGATATTGAGGTATTCCAGGGTGGCCTTGTCGCTGGACTTCATGCGCCCCAGGGCGGTGGACACCATGGTCATGTCGCCGGTGGACATCCCCAGGGCCGCGCCGGTGTCGCCCACCGTCCGCAGCACCGGGAGGATGCTGTCCGCCGTGTAGCCGTAGGTGGCCAGGGTCTTGGACATGGCGGTCAGATCGTTATAGAGGAACGGCGTGATGTTGGCCATCTCCACCAGGCCGCCCAGATACTTTTTTGCCGTATCCCCGCTTTTGAACATGGTGGAGAAGGAAACCAGGTCAGTCTCCCGCCCGGCGGCAATGGAGGAGCCGGAGGCGATGTCGCTTTCCCGCTGGGAGATCTGTCCCTCTACGGCGGCCTGCACATAGCTCTTGAAGGCGTCGTCCTTCTTGGAAAACACCTGGGACGCGCCGGTGGCCAGACCCGTCGCGCCGCCAATGGCCGCGCCAATGGCGGTTCCGAAGGGCGTCCCGGTCATGGCCCCGATGCCCGCGCCGGAAGCCGCGCCGGACAAGATCGAGGAAACCACCGTCCCGGCAGACGATGTGAACGCGCTCCCAATGATGGTGTTCCCGATCTGCTGCGCAGCCTGGGACAGCATCTGCCCCGCCCCCATCGACGCCACGGCGCTGACGATCCCCTTCATCCCGGAGGAGCCGCCCACCGTGGCCGCCATCTTCCTCCAGGCCCCGCCCGTTTTCTCCATCTGCCGCTGGGCCGCCGCCGCCCCCTTCGTGACCAGGGCAAGGTTCTGCTGCGCCGTGGTGAATTTGGCCTGCGCCATCTCCACCTTGAGCCGGTCCGCCTCATCCCCCGTGGCGGCGTACTGCTTCTCCAGCGCCTTCAGCTCGGAACGGGCCTCATCGGTCTTGACCTTCAGGTCGTATTTGTTTTTCTGGAGATTCCTGAGGGTTTTCTCCATCTGCTCGGCGTCCTTGGAAAAGCTCTTGGTCACGGACGCCATGCTCTTGACTGCGCTGGAGTAGCGGTCCTGGGCCGTAATGACGATAGACGCCTCCGGCATATTGCTCACCTCACTTGACTTTCCGGGAAATTCCTATATAATAAAAAATAAAAAGGGGTGAAGCTGGTATGGATCCCAGTATGAAGGTTGTGTTTGGCCTGATTCTGGGCCTTGTTTTGATCGGCGGATTCCTCTGCCTTGTCTCTCTTTAAAAGCGTCCGCCCCGTGCCCCGCCCGCGCCGACGGGGCTTTTTCATGTGCTTTTTTGCCTTGTCTCGCTCTCGTAGGACGCCAGCGCCCAGAGAAGGTCCTTCTCCCCGGCGGTCAGGCGGTACACCGCCGCCGGGTCGAAGGGCTTCCCCTCCCGGAACAGATAGAACATCAGCTCCAGATCCGGGTCGCCGCCGTCCCTCAGACGTTTTTTAGCTTCTGGATGGTCTCCCCCCGGTAGCCGGACAGGCGCTCCACCTCCCGGGACAGATCCTCGATCTCACCGGGCAGCAGCAGGGCCTTCAGCGTCTCCGCCGGGGTGGCTCCTCCATACCGCTCCTTCAGCTCGGACGCCTTGGGGTCCGGGTCCACGAGCCCGGAGAGCAGGATGGACAGCGCGGCGTCCTCCTTGAGCTCCTTGATCTCCTGCACCCGCCCGTAGGGCAGGTGAACACCACGTCCTCCCCCGCCAGCCGGGACAGGCGCTTGACCTTGCATCTGCACTCGGGCAGCTCCTTTGCCACATTGGGCAGCTCGGGCCGCAGCAAAATATCCAGCAGTTTACTCATATCCGGTTTCCTTTCCGGGGCGCAAAAAAGCGCCCCCATCCTGTCATGCTTGACAAAACGGAGGCGTTTGGTATAATGACGGTAGAAGGGCGCTGTTGTACGACGGTTAGCCCCAGTTAGCTGTAACGAGTGAACTCGTTAGCCGTCCGGTGGCCGCCGGGCGGCTAACACGCTTTTGGGGATATGTAGATCATCACCGCAAGGATGACGAGCAAACACACCAGGAAGCGAAGGGCTCTCGCCCCGCGCCCGTGTCCCATCCGCATCACCTCCCTTCTCAGGGAAGTGGCTAACCGCCATGTTACAACAGCGCCGCCATCATTTTACCTGCCGCGCCGCGTTTTGTCAATCGCCGCCCTTTTGGGGCGGCTTTTTCATTTCCCTCAGACCGTTACCATGTCCAGATACTCGAAATCGGTAAACGTGAAGGGGGCCTCCACCTTGCCCACGCTCTTGGCCTCCCAGTCGGCCAGGGTCAGGTCGTCGAAGCTCACGTTGTAGAGGGCCACACGCTCCGCGCCGTAGGCGTCCGGGTCCGCCAGCTTGGAGAGGATGGTGAACCGGGGGTCCTTGCCCGCCCGGATCTGCTTCCCCAGCAGCTGGCCCATCCGGGAGGTGGCCTTGTGCATCCGCAGGCTGCCGGTCCCGCTGATCCCCATGACCTTCTTGTCCCCGGCCATCTGTCCGCACAGGGCCACGTCCTCCTTGTCGTAGGACATTTTGAGCCGTAGGAATGACCGGATTGATTGTATTGGCAATATCAGGACTTATTTCCTTAAGTTTTTCCAATGTACGAGTGGAAACTTCTCTCAATTTCCCTTCAACAGTTGTAGCTACACCATCTAATATCCGCTGCAATTCTTCATCTGGAAGTATTTCTTTCACAGCTTCCTTGAGAAGGTCTTGTACTTCACACTATCGCCATCACTATTCTTTCTATCTGATTGGAACAAAGAGTATAGCGGTAAATATTTTTGCAATTTTTCCCAAATGGATTTGGTATCTCCCTTTGTAACGTCAATATCGATGACTGACATTCTTAAGTCTTCATTATAATATTGCCATATAGCGGATCGCATCACAGCGTTTCTCGTTTTATCAGCACAGGGGATTTGCTTTGTATCTATTATCCGGCGTAATTCATTATCTTTTTTTAAGAGTAAGTCGGCACAATCTGGATTTGTTAGATGAAAGGCTCTGATAAATACCTTGCGCTTCCGCCATTTGGGTATTTTTTTATAATTTCAAGTAGACCATCCGCATTTAAGAGATGTTCGCCTAAAAGTGTAGTTTCATTTGTTGCGTCAATAACAATCCTATCTGGGAGTTCCGAAAAGCAAACTGCGATATTTATTTCATTCTCCTGATTTGCTTGTGCGCCAACGTTTACGTCCTCTCTGTCCAGTTTTACAACACCTTTTCCGTCATTAAAAAATATATCTAAGGCATCCATAATACTAGACTTTCCAATATCGTTTTTTTCCAACAAATGCAGTGAATTCATCAAAATTTACTGATATTTCGCCACAATATCCACGAGAATTTTTAATTCTGAGACTTTTTATTTTCATTCCAAACTCCTTATTTCATGAATAAAAATATCCTAAGTCAAGAACACGCTCTTCAATCAAGTCCTCAAACCATAACCACCGCACCCCACCCAAAATCAAAGGAGTCGGGCAAGCACCCCTGGGGCTTGTCCGACTTGATGACCGTCGAGCAAGACCGGGCGGGGCAGTTAAATTAACTCGATATAAGGGAAATATAATGGCCCCACTGCTATTTGCGTTTATGTCTTATTTCAATATAGCAATCCGGCCGCGCCTTTCGGAAAGCCGCAAGGCTGCGTTTTTGAATTGGGCAATCTAGTATAATTAGTTCCCTCAGCATTGGCATATTAATCAATGGCGTTAGGTCGCTGACAGGATTGCCCTCTAGATACAACCTGTGTAGCCAAGTCAAACTGGTCAACGGCGTCAAATCTGTGACTCCATTGTGTTCCAGATGCAGTTCAAACAATTTTGGCAAACCTGTCAAGGACGATAGGTCTGTGATTTGGTTGTGGTTCAGATACAGTGTACTTAATCGCAGTAATCCTGCCAAGGGTGCCAAATTTGAAATACAGTTATCACTCAAGTCCAGCCACTCTAACCGTGTTAGGCCAGCCAAGGGTGATAGAGTGACAATTTGACATCCGCTAAGGTATAAGCTGCGCAATTGTTTCATATTTGCAAGAAAAGAAATATCTGTAATCTGGATGTTTGATAGTCGTAAGTTCACGATTCGAGAGAGAGCCGCTAAAGGTGATATGTCAGTAATTGGATTATAACTCAAATCCAGAAACGCCAGCAATTTCAAATCTTTTAATGGTGATAAGTCAACACATTGATTTTCTCCTAAACACAAGACCTTTAGTTGTGTTAAGTTGGACAGCGGCGTCAGGTCTATGATTTGATTTTTACTTAGAAGTAGTTTTTTTAGTTGCGTCAGATTTGAAAGCGGCGTCAAATCTGTAATTCGGTTCATCGCAAGGTCAAGATTAGATAGTTGTTTTAATTCTGCCAGCGGTGTTAAATCGGAGATTAAGTTGCAGGGCAGTTCCAGTTTTTTTAAGCATTTCAAAACTGCGATTGGTGTCAAATCTTTCATGATTTGAAGGCCCATTGGCAGTTCCGTTGCGTCTAAAGTAATTTTCTGTCCATCAATAATAATCGAGCGTCTATTAGGCATCACAAAAAATCCCTCTCAATGCAAACAAGTTCCGATTTGCTGTTCTGCGTCTTGTCCGCCTAAGACGCATTAAAATAATTCCCGATTGTCGCCCTGCTATTTGAGAACAGTATATCACAAGACTTTGCATAAACCTACTTCTCTTACCGTCCATCCCGACTAAAAGAGCGCCGGGGCCGCTTGCGGCCTTTCTCCGCCTGTTTCCGCTGTCTGTCGGCCTCCACCACCGCCGCTACCTGCTCCGGGCCGAAGACCCGCTTGCCCCGTGTATAGTCGGCGGAGATCTGCCTCAGTTTTTTGTTCTCCAACTTCATTTCCATCAAGCGGTCAGACAGGCAGGCATTGCCCTCCCGCACCCGGCCATAGTCCCCTTGCAGACGCTCAAATTTCCCCCGCAGCTCCACATAGGCCAGATACAGGGAGCGCAGCACCTTGACGATTTGAGCCAGCAGGGGCTTGGCCTTTTTCTCCCGGTAGGCCCTGCCTGTTTCCAGTGTTCCCGGCTCCGGCAAAATCTCCTCCGGGTCGGCGGAGAAATCCGCTGCCAACCGCTCTATGTTCTTCACAGCCGGGGCAAGTTCCTTGAGCCGTTTTTGTTGCTTATCTGCCTGTTTTTCCGCTTTTAGAGCTTCCTCTCTGGCTTCTTTGGTATCTTCCTGTAATTGCTCCATCTCAGCTCCAGCAAGGGTTATTTGCCCCTGTATCTGCCCTAATTCGCCCCGAAACTCTGCACATTTTTCTTCCAGTATGGATTCCGTTTCTGAAAATCTTTCATAAATTCAATCAAGATTTCCTTTGCAAGTTCCCCTTCTTCACTTTTGCCTAAACTTAAAGAAGCTAAAGAAGCTTTTTTGCTCATGCAAAGTTTTGTTGAAGAAGTAAAAATTTTCTATTCTAATAATTCTTACATATAAAATTTGCAATAAAATAGCCCTCTGGAAAACTTGCCGTTTCCCAGAAGGCATTTTCATGTCTCTCTGTAATGATAAGTGGCTGCTTTATAGTATCAAAATAGTATCAGCCCACCGGCACAACCTCTGAAAATGGCTTAAAATAAGGCTTTCTTGAGGTTTGTGCTTCATTCCCACTCGTTGTTGGGCATCATATTTAACGGATTTTGCTTCATAAATTTGATACCTCATTTTTTTGATTATTTGATGTGTCCATATTATCCAGCCCTATACGATGGGCTGTTATCAAATTGTTATCGGTGGTGATAACGGGGGGTAGCAGGGTTGTTGTTTTCTCTGGTGGTTTACAACTACATTTTACCACGAAAGGCAGGGAAATGCAATAACCATCCTTGCTGTGGCGTATCAAGGAATCTTACTGAACATATGGCGCACCTTATCCAAACGGCTGTTTGGACGACGGGGCTGGATGATTGGCTCGCCGACAGTGGCCTGATACCCTTTCAGTTCCGTCAGGCACACACTCCGCCCGTTGGTGTAAAAGGCCAAATCAGTACGGTATGCCTGTATGCAACGGGCGGGAATCTCGCCAGTAAAGACAACTTCATCCTTTTTTATCTGGGCCGTTTCGATGGTGGCACAGTATTTCGGCGCATCATGATAAGCCCTGGAAAGGTATTCCTGGGGCGCATAGAGGGTGAAGGAGAGATAAGGTTCCAGCAACTGCGTCCCAGATTTCTTCAATGCCTGTTCCAATACAATCGGGGCCAATGAGCGGAAGTCCGCCGGCGTACTGACCGGGCTATAGTAAAGTCCGTATTCAAAGCAAATCTTACAGTCCGTTACGTTCCAGCCACACAAGCCTTGCCCCAAACCGTAACGGATACCATCCATGACAGCGTTTTGAAAACTCTGGTTCAGGTATCCCAGGGAAACCCGGCTCTCGTATTTTACACCGGAGCCAAGCGGGAGCGGTGTAACAGACAGTCCGATAGATGCCCAAAACGGGTTAGGCGGCACCTCGATATGGATGGTGTGACTGGCCACTTTGAGCGGCCGCTCTAAATAAATGACGGTGGGTTCCTTCACTGCTGTTTCAATCTTGTATTTTTCCGTCAGCAAAGCGGAAACAACCTCCAACTGCATCCGACCCAAAAAAGAAAGAATGATCTCATGGGTGGTGGAATCCACCTCGTAGTGCAAAAGCGGGTCAGTATCCGCAATTTGCGTAAGAGCGTCCAGCAACCGGTCTCTTTGCTCTGCCGTTTTTGGCGTAATCGTCGTCCGCAGCATAGGGAAGGGAACATCACTCCACATTTCACGAGGAAGTTGGGTTTTGTCCCCCAATATATCGTTTAATCTCAAGCTGTCGCTGGGAAGGATGACAATTTCGCCCTTATGGGCGGTATCTGTCCGAACAATCTCCCCTTTGGATGGAATACGCATCTCTGTGATTTTCAGCTTTTCTCTCCCGGCTAGGGCCACCGTATCCCGCAGACGCAGCGTTCCGCTGTATAGCCGCAGATAGACAAGCCTCTGGCCGCAATCTGTATACTCCACCTTAAAAACTCTACCGCACAGGGCGGCGCTCCCCTGTTCCTTGGTCGATTGGAACAGCCCTATCACCGCATCCATCAACTGTTGAATGCCAAGGCCGTTTTTGGCGCTACCATGATAGACCGGGAGCAGGGAGGCGTCTTGAACTCGCCGCTGTTCTTCT